GGATCATCATGAGCCAGAACGCAGCCGTTGCTTTCGTGAAGCATCAGAAGGTAAAGGTTGTTTCTGCCGAAGATAACCAGAGCGCCGACGCTGAAAAGATCATGATGCGTCTGTACCACGATTGCTGGGTTTACGAGAATAAGCACAACGCGATCTACGTATCCCTCAAGACCGCCACGATTGCCGGTTTCGGTTCTGGCGTCCTCGCATCTTCTAGCGCGACGAACGCGAGCTACACTCTCGGAGATCTGTTCACCAACCGCGATGCCGGGCATGAGTTCTGGTACCTCGACGGCGGATCAGCTACCGAGCTTGCCGCTGTTGCGTGCTATGATGAACTCGATACCAACGGATGGGCTAAGATCACCGTTGCGACAAAGGTTGATGACGTCACAACCTCGAAGTATTTCAACTACCTGGTTGAGCTTGACGAGAACGGGCGCATTATCCGACGCAGCGTAATCCAGACCGCGTAAAAACTGGCTGGGGGTAACTCCCCGGCTTTATTTCCAGGAGGTGGAAAATGGCTTACAAGAAAAAAGACGTTGAAGAGAATCAGACCGAATTATCCAACCAGGTTATCGAAACGAAAGCAGAAGAAAACCTGAGCGAGAAAGTCGAGATCGTAAAGAACGGCGTTACTCGAATCCGTATGCGCTCGGAAGTTCCGGGGTATATCGCGCAGGGCTGGAAGCTGAAATGAAGCCAGCACAGGTGGCCTGATATGGCGTATGCTGATCTGACATATTACAAAACAACCTATGGCGGGCGATCGGTTGTCGACGATGAAACCACGAAGTGGCTTGAACGCGCATCTGACGATATCGACATGATGACCGGCTTCCAGATCGTTGATGAAAACCTTTCGCCTTGGCAGCTCGCTCAGGTTAAAAAAGCGTGCTGCGCTCAGGCTGAGTTCTACGTCACGAACGGAGAAACGTATAACGCCGACGCGGTGCAATCTGCGAGCATCGGGAAGTTCTCGTACTCCGGAGGTTCTTCCGGATCTTCAAGACCGACTCTTTCACCACGTGCGACGAACTACCTTTCAGCAACCGGCTTGATGTTCGCCGGTGTATCAGTCGCGGGGGCGCAGTATGCCGATTAGCCCGATCCCTCGATCACTTCTTCCGCATACAGCGACGCTTAAGAAAGTCACTGGTGTTGATGCGCGAGGGAAGCCGACATACGCTGACGATGTAACCCTGAATTACGTGCGCTTTGAAACCGCACGAAAAAACGCGCTTACCTCTTTGGGAGAACAGCGGAATGATCTCGGCGTATTGTTCTTTGATGTGCAGAACTCGCTTCCATCCGGAACCACGTTCGCCGTTAACGATCAAGTCATTTTTGAAGGACGGACGTTTACTGTCCGCGAGGTTACTCCAGAATATACGGTTTACGGAAACCCGCATCATTACGAGGTGGCTCTAGTATGACCGTAACCATTGACCTTGATGAAAGCGCAATCCTCGGAAAGGTTGATGACCGTATCGGACGCGCACAGCTTGTGCTTGATAACCGGATTGCAGCTGACTCGAACTATTTTTGTCCGATGGATACCGGCGCGCTGCAAGGTTCTGTTTTCCCGATTCAGGGAACAGGCGAACTCGAATGGAACGAGCCGTATGCGAAGAAACAGTATTACGGACTGCCGAATAAGTCGAAGGACTCGAACCCAAACGCCTCGCCGCAGTGGTTCGAACACGCGAAGGCGCGCAACTTAAAAGACTGGGAGAAGCTGGCAAATGAAAAATATAATCGCTGACCTAGCCGCGTACATAACCGCGCACTCGCCTATTCTGGGACCTCTTGTCTATATCGACATGATCCCGACAGACTCAGGAGACGCGATGATGGTACGCGCGAATCCGGGGAATCCGGTAGAGGTGCGAAGCTATAGCAAATCACGGCACGGGCAGTTCCCCTTTTCGGTGTACGCCAGGAGCGATGATAGCGCAAAGGCATACGATACGTTATGCGCTCTTATTGATATACTTGACCTTGAGGAAGTTAACCTCACGGATAAAACATTGGTTACAATCGAACCGACTTCGAACCCTTCGCTTGTGCAGAAGATCGAGGCGGGGGATTATACATATATAGCCGGTTTTCGGCTAACCTATTTTACAAGGGGGTAGGAACATGAGATTCCCGCTCAATTACGAAACGCTTCTTGAAGTCGATATCACGCCGAAAGCCGCGACAAGAACTTATGTCAGGCTTGCCGAGGGTATCGCAACCGTAGAGACTTCAATGAACGAAGTCAACGACCAGCAAAGCTTCTACGCTGACGAAGGATACGCGACCACCAGAAAAACAGGCGGCCAGCTTATTCTGACCGTTAGCGGAAGCCGTGTAACCGGAGACGCCGCCCAGGACTTTATCGCAGGACTGTTCGGCGCGTTCGGTGATGACGCCATCTCAAACGTCAGGCTAACCAGCTCGGACGGCGAGGTTAAATCAGGACCGGCTACATTTACTTCGATTGTGGCCGGCGGCGGCGACGCTGGATCACTTGGCGCATTCTCGTGCGAGATCCACGTAAACGGAAAGCCTTCGATCACGCCGCGATCCGGAGCACCCGCGCTGTCCGTCGCAATCACTGTTGGCTCTGTTGTTGGGGCGACGAAAGCAACCGCAACCGCCGGGGAAGGAAACTCACTCGCATACAAGCTCGCCGCGCAGTCGGCTGGCACGATCTATGCGAAACAGTACCTTTCTGGGTATACCGCGTACACTTCCGGAGAAGACATCATGGCATCGGCTGGACAGTACCTGCAGGTGTACGAACTCGACGCAAACAAACGCGTCGTAAAGTTTGCCGAAGAGGTTCTGGAAGCCGTCGACATCAAACCCGGCACTTAATCGGATGGGCGGGGCTTTGGCTCCGCCCTTTATTTAATCATTGGAGGAAACAATGGCAGATTTTAAACTTGAGATTGGAAGCGGAGTAAAAACCGTTGATATTACAGACACGAACGGAAATGTCCTGGCGACGAAATCAATCAACGTCGGAAATAAAACCGAGTTGAAGCGATGGATCGAACAGCTTTCTGGACTCGCGGAAATTAAACTTTCTTCGCCCGATGGGCTTGATGTTCTTGATGAAATCGAAGCGATGGAAAAGAAAATCATCAGCGCAACGCTAGGCGACTGGGACCTTTTCTGGCAGGCATCCGGCGAAAACCCGATAGTCCTTCTTCGCACTCTCATGGCATTGCTTCGCTGGCTTGAAGAACAGCTCAACGCCATGTATAAGGATCTTATCTGATGTATAACCCGCTCCTCGATAACGCTCCAACGACATGGGGCGGGTGCGCTATCCGAACGGACTTCCGACAGGGATTGAAGTTCTTTCGGATAGCTCAAGACGAAACGCTTGATGATAACGAAAAGGCTTGGTTGTATATACGGGTTTTTTTTGAGGAAACGCCTCCGCTTGATGGGGTGTTTGATTTTATCAGTCTGTATGTTTCCGGCGGAGAGAAAAAAGAATCTTCCGGAAAAAGGGTGTTTGATTTTAATGTAGATTCCGGCAGGTTGTATGCGGCGTTTTTCCAGGTGTACCGTATTGACTTGAAGACATGGAAAGCGCACTGGTGGGATTTTCTTGAACTATTCAAAAATCTTCCGGAGGGGACTACGCTCCATACCGTCATGGACATACGAGGCAAGAAGATAGACCCGAAGGCTGACCCGGAATATCGGAAACAGCTTGCTCTTGCAAAAGCGGCCGTCGCGCTGGAGGCGGAAAAGATTGATATTTACGGAGCGTGGAAATGAGCGATGGAAGCATAAAGATTGACACAAAGATTGATCAGGCCGGAGTTAAAAAAGGCCTGAACGAGATGAATACAAATATCCGCGACACAATGGGCAAGCTTGCAACATTCGGAAAGGCTTCCCTTGGCGTCATGGCCGCAGCCGTCGGAGCTGTCACAGCCGCAACCGGGAAGTGGCTAAAAGAGGCAGACAGAATAGACAAAGTTAGTCAGCAAGTTGGAGTAACTAAAAAAACATTTCAAGAGCTTGACTATGTAATGAAACAAAACGGCGCAAGCATTGACGCTTTTTCAATGGGCGCAAAAACCCTTCAACAAAACATGGTCTCAAACTCACAGGCATTTAAAACGCTTGGGGTAGAAATAAGAAACATAGACGGATCACTCAGGTCTCAGGATGACGTCATGAAAGACGTTATCAGGAAATTTGAAACAATGGAGCAAGGAGTAGAGAAATCCGCACTCGCTCAGGACATATTCGGGCGATCTGCTCAAGACCTCATGCCGATGCTTAACCAGCAGACTGGAAGCATGGACGAGCTCATAAAAAAAGCGAACGATATGGGCGCGGTAATGAGCGACGATGCAGTTACGGCAGCTGTTGTTCTCGGAGACACGATTGCAGACCTCAAAACGTCAATAAGCTCACTATTAAATACTGTTATCGCTCCTTTTGTCCCTGCAATACAAAAGGTTGCAGAATGGATGAGTAATCTGTCTGGAAGTGTTTCGGGTACAATCGGAATGCATACAAATTTAGGT